GGTGAAATGGAATCATCGTTTCAGTATGCCTATCACCAATTTGAGGCAGAATTATTGCCTGAAGAATAATTTTTGATCATTTTTTCAAAAAACGTTCTTAAAAAAATATAAATAACTAATATGGCAAGAACAATTCAATCACCAGGCGTCGAAATCAAAGAAATCGACCTTACACTAAGACCCGTCACAATTGAAGGAACTTCAGTTTTTATTGCAGGTTTCGCAGCCCAAGGCCCAATTGATGAGGTTCTTCAACCGACCAGCATTTCTGAATTTGAACAAATTTACGGATCACCCACTAATGCAGCAGAGCGTTATTTTTACCACACTGTTAAGAATGTTGTAAACTCTTCACCGGGCCGCCTTCTTGTAACCCGCCTTCCCTATGGTAATGACAAAGGCGATGGGTTCGCTTCTTGGAGATATAGTGCTCTTGCCTACCCTGTTAAGGCTCTCTCGGCCAACATGGCAAGCCCATCGTTCCCAACCGCATCAACCAGTCTTTCCAATGCCCAAACCTATTTTATTGGAAAACCAACCCACGTTGAACTCAGTGCGGAACAATATCAAAGCCTGATCGAAGGAAATATCAATTGGACAAATACTCCAACCGCATCGGGTTCTTTCACATATAACACCCTTGGTGATTCTGCTATTATTGTTCTCAATAAATCCCAAACCACCGTAAACAATAAGTTTGAAGGTTACTATGTTGGTTTTGCCGATAACAGCAACTTCAACCCCGCAACTCCATTTGATTCGGTTCTCAGTGTTCAGGGCATCCAATCATCCTTGGATTCCATTTCAACATATACAACCGTTCCAAAAAATCGCCTCAATTTCAGTCTTTCTGCCACCAAATTTGGCAGCGGAGACTCTGTTTCAGAGGTTATGGAAAACCTTTCGAAATTCGACATCAGTGAAACATCTTATCAAGACAGTGCATCACTTGCTATTTTCAAGCTTCGCCAAAGCATCTTTACTCCAGATACCATTTCTCTCGATTATGTATTGAACGAAAGCTATACTGGATCGTTTGATTACCACAGACAAGTTGGAGATCAAAATGGCGGTGCTGCCAGAACATTCAACCTTGCAAGAATCGCGGAAGATTCCTCCAATATCAATGTTCTCGTTAACCCTTATATTAGCAACCGATTCACCACAACTTGGCTTGATGACAATGGTATTCCTACCAAAAAGGTCAGATTTTTGACAAAACAATTGGAGACGATGTACACCGTGCCCGGTTACGTTGATACCCTCTCCTCTTTCGTTACAAGAGTCGGAGCATCATCATCCACCGTTGCATCAATTGCATCGGTTTACGGATATGCTGATGCCATTTTCCCTCTAGGCGTTTACAGCAATACTGTTACCGTCAACAAAACCATCGGCGCTCTTCCAAAGAAACTAGACCGCGCCCTTGAACTTGTTGAAAGTGATGAACTTTATCCAATCGACCTTGCCTTGGAAGGCGGACTCGGCACCATTTACGTAAATGCAATCGAGCAATCGGGATATACAAACAGCACGGATTATCTATCCGCTGGTGAGTATGTCGAAAGCACCCCTCTCAATGCCCTCTCCGCATTCTATACCACAAATTCCGAAAACCTAAACGACGATGGTCTAAGAATTCGTGGAAACTACACAGCTATTTCCAACATTTTCATTAACTATGCTGAAAAAGTAAGAAAAGACTTTTTGGTTGTACTTGATCCTATCAGAAATATCTTTGTTCAAGGCTCAAACAGTAAGGTTATTAATACCAAGAAGCTTTGGTCGCCGAATGCTGGATATGATCCAGATCCAACCGCTGCTGGTTATGTTACAACAAACTTCTCTCAGCACATTTATTGGCCTTTGAGACATCAATTTGGGACAACCAATTGCTCCTATGCTACCACCTATGCAACATGGGCGCAAGTTCTAGATCCTCAAACAAATCGTCAAATCTGGATTCCATTCTCAGGATTCGCTGGTTCCGCCATGGCAAACACAGATTCAAACTTCCAACCTTGGTCAGCACCCGCTGGTTTTACTCGCGGCGTTCTGATTGGAGTTAATGATCTTGCGATTTATCCGAAACAAAAACAACGTGATCAACTTTATAAGATTTCCATGAATCCAGTTCCATTCTTCCCGAATGAAGGATTCGTAATCTTTGGTCAAAAAACACTCTTGAAGAAACCTTCAGCTTTTGATCGCATTAACGTTCGCCGCTTGTTCCTTAATTTGGAAAAAGCAACAAAACAAACAGCCAAGTTCTTTGTATTCGAGCCAAATACTCTCTTTACAAGAACCCAAGTTGTCAACGTTCTTGCTCCTATTTTCGAAAATGCCAAGAACACTGAAGGTGTCTATGATTATCGAATCGTTTGTTCTGAACTGAACAATACACCTGATGTAATCGACAATAACGAGCTTAAAATTGATATCTACATTCAACCAGTAAGAACCGCAGAGTTTATCCTTGTAAACTTCTATGCAACCAGAACTGGAACGAATTTCGATGAACTAATCGGAGGTTAATAAATAATTAAAATACTATGGCCGCAACAAAACAAACCATTCAAGACTTCTACAGAGTAGCATCAGAGCGAGATTTCGCACGTGATGTCCAATTTAGACTCTTAAACATCACTCCACAAGGAACATCAACCAAATTTGATGAAAATGATCTTGTCTATGCAAGAACAGCATCACTTCCCGCTAGATCGATTGGAAACGTTCCAACGAAATATATGGGATTGACCTTCAATATACCCGGTCTTGCAACGTATCCAGGTTCCGAGGGCTATGAAATCGCTTTCTATTGCAGCGCCAATTCTGATCTAAGAAAAAAGTTCCTCCAATGGACCAATGATACTTTCAACGATGCCAACAGCACGGGGAATTATCTAACCCCAACCCAAAATTCAACAATTGATCTCGTTCAACTTGATGTTAACTTTGAAAAGGTCAACCAATATCAACTGGTTGGTGTTAGCATCAGAGATGTCGGTCCTTTGGCATATACAATGTCAGAAGGAACTGGTGGAGTATTGAGCTTCAACGTTAAACTTGCCTATCACTATTGGAGAGAAGTTAAAGGCAGTTAAAAACCATAATCCCGCTAAATAATTCAAATGGGATCTGGATTAAGCGATGCATTTAATAATGCATTAAATGGAGTTAAAAATAATATCGGAGGAGTATTCTCCGGTAGAAATCCTTTGACTCAACCTCAAGTTGGAGAACTTTTTGGATTTAATATTCAAGGCGCTCCATTAATTTCCACTAGAGATTATTTTCTTCTTCAACTTGAATCTTGGTTAACGGCAATACCTCTTCAATCACAGTGGATTGTACTCATTCAGCCATTTCCATCATGTATTAATACAAATATTCTCCAAGGTTTGGAAAGAACTGGTGGAGATTATAAAAATTATAACATTGATCAAGCTAAAAACTTATTGACATCTTATGGGTTTCAAAAAGTAAATGGTTGTTTATTTGCCCAGAGCGTTACGCTTCCAAGTGAAACGATGCAAACGACAACTGCGAATGTTGATAATGCGAGGGGTTTTTTACCCGGTATCTTATCTAACGGTAGAACCCCAGCTAGTACATTGAATATATCATTTCTAGAAACCAATACATCGTTTACAGACTTTATAATTAGACCTTGGGTTATTGCAGCCGAGCATTTCGGTTTTGTTGCTAGGGAAAATGACACTACAACGAAAAGAGATTCCAGAAATGTTAAATCCACAGTATATGTTTTACAATATACGAGAACATTTCAAAATGTATCAATGATCCCTAGAAAAGTTTGGACTTTTTTCAATTGCGCTCCCACGTCTGTTGGGAATAAAACACTTGGATATGATGAGCCTAATTCCGCACCTACCATGGAAACAACTTGGACATATACAGATTATGCATTATCCAACTCTCTATACCTACCTCTTCCAAATATTATAGATAAAATTTCAAGTGCATTCAATGGGAATTTTTCAAGAATTAGTCCATTCCAAGGAGGAAAGAACAATGGAAATTTCCCACAAAACATCTCAGGATTTTTCTAAAATTTTATGGATTTTTTCACAAAATGCCATATTCCGAGCATTGGTAAAGAATTAAAAATAAACAAACTTTGCTTCGGAGATTATTTTCAATTAAACTCTTATATTATCAATAAAGATTTTGAAAATATAAATGAAACATTTGAATCAATTTGTGAAAAATCATTAAAAAATAGCCAAAATTTAACAAATTTAGACAAATTTGTAATTTTAATGCATTTGAATTGCGAATATCTTGAACCCATATTGAAATTATCAGCGAAAGATGAAGATTCAAATCCAATAACATATGAGGTAATTTTAAAGAACGTTATTAAAGAATCTAAAAAATATAATTTTGATAACTATACAATTCCCCGATATCTATATTATTCCGATGCGAATGATATATTGAAAGAAACTGGAAAAAACGTAGAAGAGATAAAAGAACATATAGAAAAGAACAAAATTCTTATGTTTGAAGTTCCAGAAATAATTAAAAATGTACCAAAAGTATATTTTAATTGCTTCGATAACAGTCTTTTCCATTTTTTAAAACTCGTTTATTCAACAAATATTAAAAATCTTTATAAGAAAATAAAGACACTTAAAAAAGATTATAATTTCCTTCTTTCTGAAATATATGAAATGAGTCCGAAGGAAATGGACATGTTTCTTAACAATAAATAATTGAAATGGAAAAAAATGCTCCAGAGAATGTTTTCGGAATAGCAGATGATAACAATATATCATCGGCGAATAAAGGGGCTGGCATGGAATCATCTGAAGATCAATCTAAAGAAAATATTCTTTTAGAAAACAAAGAAATGACTTTGGATGATTTGAAATCGCATCTTCAAAAGAACAATATAACCGTAAATGAGCAAAATATCAAAAATTATTACAATGAAATTGTCGATAACAAAAAATATGTAACAGAATATAATAAAGAAATTAAAAAATTAGAAGAAGCTAAAAAAGAATTTTCAAACAAAACAGAAGAAAGGAAAATGGGGGAAGATTCCAATAAACTTATAACTTCAAAAATATCTCAAATTGAAAAACAACTAGCGGATCTTAATGTGGAAAAGCAAAAAAAAGAAGACAATATAAAATCCACAATCAATAATATTTTCAACGAAAATAAAACAGAAAATTCAAAAAATGTAAATTTTGAAACCAAAAACACAATTTTGAATATGGTATTGAGTGATGAAAAAACCAATGCCGTTGAAGCAAAAGAACCGGAAAAATATATAGAAAAGGAAAACACTCCAAAAGAAGAAGTTGTCAAAGAAGAAGAAAAGTTTTCAAGTGCTCCAAAAGAAGAAGTTATAAAAGAAGAAAAGTTTTCAAGTGCTCCAAAAGAAGAAGTTATAAAAGAAGAAAAGGACTTTTTAAGTGCTCCAAAAGAAGAAGTTGTTAAGGAAGAGGTCTCAGATGTTCCAATCAAGGAATCCTCAAATACAAATCAAAATCCAATATCGAATATTGAAAAAGTTGATAATTCTTCTGTTCCTTCAAAATACGAAGAAAAATCGAAAGAGAAAGAAGGAGGAAATAATATCGCATCTTTATCCGAAGAAATGCGTAAGGGTTTTGAATCGGTATTAAATGCTATACAAGGAATAAACAAAAGAAGTTCAGAGCAACAAAAAGAAAAACCACAGGAATCTTCCGAGACTCCTAAGCAACCTCAACCACAAGGTGCATCCGATGTTCAAGATAAACCTAAAACTCCACAAAAAAATTATATAGAGGAATATAGGGAAAGCTTAAGGTCAAATGCTCCAATTAACGGTTTTGTTGGAATAAAAGGACTTGAATTGAAAGCCAATAACATCGGATCATACCTCTAAATAATTGAAGTGAAAAATTTGTTTAGATTTCAATCAAATTCCGATTGTAACACCCCATCTGGTTCTCCAAAATTAGTACCTTCTGGAGGGGGAATCTCAGCATCTTTATCTAAGAATTTTTTAAAAAGCGATGCAATAACAGGCGATTCCGCTGGAATGATAGATGTTGTGAATGGCTTCTATTGGACAAATTCACAATTAAGCAGTAGACAAGATATTCCTGCCATAATGCTGAAAGAAAAAAGACTTAAAACAAATTCATTAATCGCACAATTGGCATATTATACTGCAATTGCCAGTGAAAAAGGTGGAGAAGTTACTGGAAGATTGGCAAATTTAGCATCAACATCGGCTGGATCCGGAGCATTTGGTAATTTTTTAAATAATACAGTTGGAAGAGCGGTTACTGGAATAGGACAGAAAATTGTAGGAGCGGCATCCAACTTTGGCAAGGGATTCATGGGTTCTGGAATTCTTCAAACAATCACAGGAAAGAGCGCATCAGGTATATTGGGAGCATTGACGGCTGAATCAGCTTCTTCAGATGTTCTGGCTCCATATGAAGGATTATATATCACAGAAGATACAAAATTTGTATATAAAATGCCTTATTTTAGCGATGCGGCACACGCTGTTTTGAATGCATTTGGAAACGAAGATAAAGTTTTAACCTCAACAGGAATTGGTTCTCTTGCTTCAGGCGCATTAAATCAAGCCGAGAAAATAATAGGAGGTCTTTCGTTGGCAATTAACCCAATGGAACCGGGTATCTACATCGAGAAACCTCAGTTTTATCAATTTGCAGCATCTGGAGAAAAATTGAGATTTACTTTTCCTCTCATCAACACAGGTTGGGCCACATTTGAAGACGTTCAAAGAAATTGGCAATTGATATACATGCTTGTTTATCAAAATAGACCGAATAGAAAAAGCAGGGACTTAATAGAACCTCCTTGTTTGTACGAGGTCATGATACCGGGCATCAAATACATGCCCTATGCATATGTGAGTACCCTTTCCGTCAATTTCATGGGTTCCAGAAGAAGCTATTATGTAAATGTTCCAAGTGCAAATGGTGGAACATCCAGAATACAAACTATTATACCGGATGCATATATGGTTACTGTAGAATTGACTTCTCTTATTGCAGAAAGTAGGAATTTCCTTTACCATATGCTTTTTGAAAAACAAAACAAAGTAAATGTTTTAGAAAGTTCTGGTGTTGGAATTATTGATGATTTCTTGAGCGGATTCCGAAGAGAGCTTAACAACGATAATCTTAACGATATTTCACAAAAAACAAATAAAACAACACAAGTCAGAAAATGATAACTTCTTATACAGATGGAATTTCAGCAATTGGTGATTACCAAAAAAACGTATTAAGTCTTCCTAGACTTAGCGATTATCAATATGAGAATTTCTTCAAAATGTATTTGACCGAAGACTCTCAATATTTTTATAATTTGCTTTCTTTTTCAGTTTACATATTGGATGAATTGGATCCATCTTCGTTTTATGAGATACAAATGGACAGATCAATGCCTTGGACTGCTATAAGTTACAATGAATATAGGACAATGGATTTGTGGTGGCTTATTATGGTTGTAAATAAAATAAACAACCCAATGGAATTTCCACAGGCTGGAACAAAATTGAAGATATTATACCCTCAATTCGTAAGAGCCGTTTTAACTAAATTGAAAAATGAATCTTAAAAGCGTTTTATCAAATTTTACAAGAGGGGACGAGGGTGGAGCATCTGGAAATGTCGTCCAAATAGGGGATAACAATTATATTTTCGATGTTTATCTCTATAATGGTGAAACTAAAACGGGAATAACATATGCATCTATCGAAGAATTTAAAATCGTGGACGATTTGAGGTATTTTTTTTCTTATGGATATTTGGTTTTTAATGATAGCCAAGACGTCATAGAAAGCTTCAATGGAATTGATGGTGCAAGCAAAGTGAAACCTTATAATTTCCGTGGAGATGGTAGAGATTATCTTCAAGTGGAAATAATGCCTCAAATGAAACAAGATGATACTTGTGTGAATTCTGTATCGGAACAAGACAGAGAAGAATTTTGTTTAAAATATACTTTTTCCATATATAAAATCGAGGAAGAGATGACCGAAGACAGAGGTGTGAAATATAAAAGATTATATTTTTGGGACGTTGATTATCAATTGTTAAACGAAATAGATTCTCATTTTAGCAGCTCCGAGGTTCCAATAAAAGATACCGTATTTGGTGGCACAACAGAACCTCAACAACAATCCACAACAACATTATCTGACAAAACGACAGCTGAAAAGAAATTAAAGAACACTGACAGTTTTCAAAGGTATACTGGAGATATAATCAAATCTCTTTTGGATAAATGTTTGAATAAAATAACAACTTCCGGATTCAAGGCATCATCTGAATGGGATAAAGGCGGCTCCCTATTGGAATATCATACAAATGCGGGATATAAAGCTATAGATGATCTTCAATACTTGATAGAATATCATGTTAGTGAAAAGGGGTATGATTATGTTCCATGTATTCTCAAGAAAACTAGATACACCGAAGAATACACATTTATTCCAATTACCGTTTATTTGCAAAATTCCATATTTAAGGGAAGTGGTGGAGGACTCGGTGCCATAGCATCCGGTTTGGCTAGTCTTGTCGGTTTAGGTGGAGGAAGAAGCCTGAGTGAGGATTTTTATTTAAGTAAACAAGATACAGCTGGGTCTGGTTTGGGTAGTTTATTGAATTTCGGATCAACCAATTCTCCAAATTCTTTCAATGCTGTGAATTATAATATCATTGAAAATTATTCATTCTTAAAAGCAGATGCGGACATTGTTCAAAAAGATATATCCACACATTTTGTACATTCTTATGATCCAAATGGATTTTTCACTTGTTCTATAAAATCCAATAATTTTAAAAGTTCAACAAATTCGATATTTAAAGATAACGTCAAAAATTTATCAGATTCTCCCAATTCTCAAATGCATGATATTTTACCCAAAAACCAATTGAGAGAAGAAAATAAAAATGTTCAACACGTATATCAGTCCGGATTGGGAACAGGTCAGCAATTCCAAAAACTAAATTCTGGGAGAAACAAGGCTCTGATCGCATCCGTGTTTAAAAACACGGCCATATATTTCAGAGTAAAAGGATTGACAAGAAGAAAATCCGGTACATTTTTTAATGTGAACAGAACGGATAATCAATTGTCAAATGAACACGACAAGAATCTTCTAGGTAAATATTTTACAACAATGGTTATCCATGAATTCAAAAAAGGAATGTACTATAATCACATATATGGTACAAAATCATCGTCTTCTGAAAAACAAAACTTCGCTGGAATGAAATGAACTCAATTGACGGAAACATACTCTATCAAGCAATTGATCCTTTAACCAAAACGGTTTCTCCTGAATTTTATAAACAATTTGAAAGCGTTGGAGAGGAAACATTGAATCTCATCATAGAACTAAAAACCGTGATGACTTCCAACATTACAAGAAGAAACCAAAATATTGCAAATTTCTTTAGAAAGTTGGATGGCCAATTGCCTTCTCTCCCAACTCCTTTTCAAGATTGGTTTAAAAAGTTCTATAAAAATAGACTTTCCCCTGAAGCAAAAGCACTGGTTCTTGAACAAGGTCCACTAAAATCTTTGGATAAAAACTATGCATTTGATTGCATGAATGGTGTTGTTAATTCCTTAAATTGGTTTACTCCTAATAGTCTTCCACCAGTTGGAACATTAAATCAAAAAGTTCCTTGCAATATGGGAACATTGCCTAAAAATGTGAATAGTGCTGATCTTGCACTATAT